GCCAGATATTCAGGTAGAGGATTTCTGCCTCGTAGGATTCGGGCAAATCAACTTCCTTCGGGTTGAAGATATAGTTCGTTAAAAACTTACTTGGTTTGCCCGTTCCCATTTATGCGCTCACTTTTTCCAGTTCAAGATAGATCAGGCTGTTTTTGTCGCGCAGACCTTCCACCAAAAACGCATCGGTATAAACCGGCACGCCTCGGTAAAGTCCGTGGTGGCCGTCCAACTGCGAAGCCGGATCGTGATTAACCACGTATTCGTTTTCACGCGTGGTCACAATCCACAGATAGAACGCCGCCCAATAACGCGCAGGCATCGACAGGGATTTAACCTGAGTTTCACGCGTGTTGTGTTTGTACCATGCGCCCAAGAAATCCAACTCATTGAATTCTGGAATGTCGATTTCCGCGCCGATACCTTCGCTGCGATTCACGCGGAAATAAGGACAGCGGCTGTGTTCCAGTTCGCGCATGTACTCGCCATCCATTTGTGCAAAATGAATAAGCGTATTTTCTGGATAGCTTTTATCCGGGTGTGCGTAAACGTCGGAGAAAACCATTGCACTGCCGACCTTGCCGACCACGCCGCCTTTCATGTTGCCTTCAGTCATTGGCAACGCTGTGAAAAACCCGATTTTTGAACTCGCATGGGCCAGACCGTTTTCCATCAACCAAATCCAGTATTTACGAGGGACAACCACGTATGCACTTACAGCCGCATCAAGCAGGAATTCTTCAATTGCTGTTTTCGGGTGCATCAACGGGTTAGAAACCCGGCCATCACGAGGCACGTCCCAATAGTTAAAACGTTCCTGCAAAGATTTCTCAGACATGTTCAACCTCACGCGAACCTACGAAAATAATCGAATTCTTGAATGCAACATCGTCCGTGCGCAACGCCCGATACAGGAAAGCGTCCGTGTAGATTTGACAGCCGCAAATGTCGCCCAAATCCCCGTGTAATACTTTCTGGTAATTGGTAATCGGGTTGAGGTGTTCCATCAATGCAGGATTGCCGATAATGTCGGCCCATGCACTATCGCGCAGCAGCATATATTTTGTGTTTTTACACAGATGCAAAAACTGCTCTACGTCGTCGTGAATGATGTTTTCACCGACCGGGATACCAATCAACAAAGCGTCGTCTTTACGCTTCATGAATTCGTTTGCAGCAATTTGCTCTGCGTCGGTGTCGATGGGAACGGAACGGCGCAGTTCTTCCGCCTGTCGATTCAAACGCATGTTGCGACCGGCGATTGTTTCTTCTGTTGTTTGATCCATTTATTCCACCAAAGGGGTAAGAGGTTCCAGTGTATTCAGAAGCTTCGAAACTGGTTCGCTTATTTCATTCGGCGCAACTGGAATGTCTTCGTCTGCGCCCATTTCCCGCACAAACAATTCCATCGAAAACCAAACCGTCATGTAATAATCTTTGTCGTCTTTCCATTCGTCACCATCGCGAATGTGACGGTGCGCATCGTCGTGAACTTCTTTCCACTCGTACAGATAGCGCCCGGTTGCACCACCTGCAAACAATTTGTCGAGCATTGCGCTCATTGTTTTCTGCATGTGGTAGGCTTTCGGAATGTTCGCAGTCAGCAACTTTTTATCGAAGTTAATGAACGCAGAAAACTCCGGCATTACGTTGTCGTAAAACTGCACAATCCAACCGTCTTGTTCAAGCATTTCCTGCCATGCCCAAATGTCGTTGGTGAATTCGCCCGCATCGCCTTTAGCCTGCCAACGCTTTTTGAATTCTTCCTGCCACACACGATTTGCAGCTTCGGTAAAATCTACGATATTCGATTTCATAACGCCTCAGTGTTTGGTCATTGGAACAGTTGTGAAAACTTTCATCACCAGCGGTTGCGGAAAACCCGTGGCTGACTTCGGCGTCATGACTTGACCGTCAACAAACGCCCCGCAGATATCCCCCATCGGAGTATTGCCAATGAAAAAACAATCTGTTCGGGCGTCTTCCATCTGGCCATAATCCCACAAATCAATCTGGAACCGCCGACCGTATCGCGCTGAAATTTCCTCTGCCTTTTCGTAAATGTTTGCCTGTGTGCATTGCAGCAATTCCAAGCGCACCGCATTCATTGTGTTCACATCACGAAAACGATTACCGATAACCAGCGTCAGGCCCAATGCCAAATCTGCAACGGAAAGCTGTGTAGGAAATTCCATTTTATTCACTTCGCGATAGGTACGTTTTTCTGAGCGTCATGGCTTTCGTAACCGACAAGGGAGAAATCCCCAACGGTGAAATCCAGAATCGACGACTGTTCAAGCGATTTGATTTGCAGCTTCGGTGCTTTGTGGATCACTGGACGGTTCATGATTTCAGCAACGAAACCCTGTTCCAAATGGTTCATGTAAATGTGCGCATCGCCAACTGTGTGATGCAGGAAACGAGCGCGCAGGCCGTGAGCTTTTGCGTACATTTCGGTAATCAGTGCGTACTGTGCGACGTTGAACGGAACGCCCAACAGGAAATCCGCGCTGCGTTGATAGAGTTTGCAATCGAGGAATTGCAGACCGTTTTCGTCACGCTTTTGCGACACGTACCATTGCGCCATTGTGTGGCAAGGTGGCAGACTCATTTCGTCAAGCTGCGCAACGTTCCAGCCGGTCAGAATAATGCGGCGAGAATCCGAACGGTTTTTGATGGCTTTTTCAACGTCCATCACTTGGTCAATTTCACGCTTAATTACAACGTGTGTTTTTCGCGGGCTGTCCTGTATACGATCATCGTATTCAAAGTAATCAACAACGTCGAAGCCTCGGTCTGCATACGCTTTCCAGTTCGCTATCCAATCTTTGATATCGACGATGCGAACGTCTTCCCATGCCCGCCATTGTTTGCCATAAATCGGCCCCAGCGCACCGTCAATCAATTCCTCTTCTTTAATGCCCCAGTTATTCAGCTTGGCGTTAAAGGCGTCTTCATATTCGGTCGAAGACAAACCTTTGATTGCGCGCAGTTCTTCACGGAACGCGTCGAAAGATTCCTTTTGTTTTTCCGTCAGCAAACCGAGGCGTTCCTCCACGCACAGTTCGCGATAGATTTCGGTGCCGGGAATTACGTTCTGATCCCAAATGCGCACACCTTTTTCTTTCAACGTTTTCAAATCGCATTTGCCTTGCAGCATCCAATCAATCGTTTCGACTTTCATGGTTTGGAATGCGAGACGTTTCAACGATGTGGCCGGATACGCACGGCGCAAATCAATCTTGTGGCCGATATCACCGAACGCCGACATGGTACGAACGCCAGTACGGTCGGTGCGTTCCTCGCCTTCACTCAGGATGTAACGAATGTTATCTTTGTACTGAAAATCGAATTCGTTTTCCGCGTATGCAACCTCTTCAACCTCATTCGGTGATTCACCTTCAGTACGGAAATAATCGTTCATTTAAACCTCTGTGCAGGGTAATTTAATGGTATGACTTACACACCTTATTTACAGTATTGGAGAGCGTATCATGGGCCAACCAAACATCCGGCTTAGCGTAGACCAAACCACCGGCCACGGCTGCTGGCCTCCTACTTTGCCTGTTGTTGCTTCAATGAATGTTTTCTGTAACGGAAAAGCAGAAGTGCGCGTAGGCGATTCCTACATGACGCACTGTTGCCCATCGAAAGGTTGTCACAGCGGCAAAGCATTAACCGGTGCAGTAAAAACATTTACCAATAAACGATTGGTTCATACGGCTGGCGGTTCCATTGATTGTGGCGACTTTGCCAGCAACGGTTCGCCAAACGTTTTTTCGGGGTGATTCATGGCAGAAGTAAAAACATACACGTATTCCGATATCAGTTTGTACGCGGGCATTACCCAAAACGCTCTGGTATTTGACGAAGACAGCATTAACCAAAACATTCTGCTGATTCTCATGACGCCTATTCGGTCGGCGTGGTTTAACCCGACTATTGGTTGCATGGTCATGGAATATCTGTTCGATCCTTTGGATGCTTTTACTGCACAGAAAATCCGTAGCGAGATTATGAATGTGTTGCCTCGTAACCTCGAAACGCGTGTGCAGATTACCGGCGTCGATGTGATTCCCGATTTCGATAACCAAAACTATTACATCAGCATTCAATACAACGTTCCAAGTATGGATGCGAGTAAAATTGTCTTTAACTTCAACTTGGCGCGCGTACAATGACAACTGATCGTGACACTTTCCCGATTGCAATTACGGATATTGACGAAGCTGCTCAATATTTTGCAGAAAAACTCAGAGAGGAAGGCACGTGGGATGACATGTTGCCGACCAACGTTGGCGCTTTTATTCAACGTATTTATGCGGGTATGGCTGTCGGCCACCAGCACAGCATTTTGATGACTGCCCGAAATGCTTATTTGAATACCGCAAAACGTGACAGTGCAATCTTTGCAATTACGCGTGACCTCGGGGTTTATGTCGAGCGCCGTAGTAGCGCAGGCACCACTGCACTAATGACAAACGCGTATCCAAATACCATGTTTGTTACACCGTATTCGCAGCACCGTGTCGGCAATGTGAAGTTCTACAACCCGACACAATACTACGTCATTTCCGGCATGACTCAATCGGTCGAATTGCTGCAAGGTGAAGTGCGTACAAAAGAATTCGATTTGGATGCAATTCTGAATCTGTCACTGTACGAATTCCTTTTGGAAGAACCGGGCTTTAACGTAACGCGTGACCTGTTGGTTTATACCACCGACAAAAACACTGGCAACGTAACCAATTGGACAGCCGCTGAAAACGGAATGTTCGAATATGCCGCCGATGATCGCGTGTTCTTCCACAGCACCACTGCAAGCGGTGACGCATCGCTGACATTTGGTGATGGTGAATACGGCGCGCAATTGCCGAAGAAAAGCACGCTGACAATTCGTTATATTTATTCTGAAGGCAGTAAGCACAACGCAATGCTGCCGGGTGTGAAAACTGTCTACAACGATTTCCCGATGGTTGCCGGTGAAACTACCGAAACAACTACGGGCGGCGCTGATCCAAAAGACGCGACCTACTATCGCCGTTATGCGCCGATTGCTTATCGGTCGAAAAAGAAGAAGATTTCCAAGGAAGATATTGAAGGCGCAATTCGTGGTTATCCGGGCGTAGCTGATTGCGTGGTTCTCGGTCAACGGGATATCGCACCAGAAGATAAAACGTGGATGAACACAATGCGCGTTTGTATTTTGCCGCTGAATACCGATACATGGGGCGGTGCAAATCCAAACCCTAAATCGGCAAGCTGGCAGAACTTCCTGACGTGGTTGGAACCGCAATTACATGACCGTCTGGAAACTCAGACATGGAACGCCACAAAAGTATTTGTGTCTGTTCACGTAAACATCGCGATTTTCGAGTGGGCAGCAGACCGCGCAACGATTATTCGGAATACGATCAACGAAAACATTCTGAAGCTTTTCCAGAAACGTGCAGGCATTCTTAAACGCCGCGTTTCCAAGTCGGACATTGAAAAAGCTTGCCGGATTGATGGCGTCGATTATATCGAAGTTATTTCTCCATCAGAACGTTCTGTCGTGCTGGACGATCCTACTTCCTATTGCGTTCTGGCTGAAGCGCCGCTGATTGATATGGTTATTTCGGAGCGTGTCGATGAATAAGATTGACTTTAGCGAATTGGACGTAGAGTTCATTCGCCAAGAACCTTTGTGGGGCAGTTTCCTTGATGCCCTGCAAGAATTCTACACCGATCAAGTGCGGAATCCGTTGCAACAATTGCGAGAAATTCGCGACCTGAAAGCAACGACAAGTCTGGTTTTTATTAAGCAGGCTTTGAGCGATATGGGCATCACGATTCCGCCTGATATGATCGTGAATCCTGAGCGCCTTTATAATTCCGTTTACATGATCCCATTGCTGCACCGGGTAACTGGATTGGAAAGCGCTTATCGGGCAATCTCCTACATCCTCGGTCGGCGCGTTCGTGTGTATGATTTGTACACGGAAGATTACGTTTCTTTTTACGAAGAACCTTATGGCGCTCTGCGGATTGATGGCGGCACGTGGTACAAAGCCACGCACATTAATCTGGAAATGCAAAAGGTCGGTTCCGATTCGAATATCCATTTGCCTTCAGGCACAACGCTGAAAGATCGTTTTCTTTCGGCGTTTTTTACGTTGGCCCCGATTAACATTGTAATTGACCAGTTCTTTTTCAGCATTGAAGTTGAGAACCGCGAAGACTTCTGTATTCAGGGCGTTGTTTATCGGCAGCCTGTACGCCGTCTGATTTGCGATGTGGATTACAGTCTGGATACCGCCGTATTTGCCATTGAAGGGCCGGACGAAGTTGAAAACGGTAGCCTTGCTGATTATCGCCTCATGGCAAATCATCAGGAATTCGTTTCGACCGAATGGTCAAGCAGCGATAACGCCCACGTACAAATCAAAGACGGCCACGTTTCTTTTAGCGGCTTTGAGCAGGATTCGCTCGTTACATTGACTGCGGTAATTCGCGGACAAACAGTTACGAAAAACGTCACTGTTAAAATGGGCATGATCGACGTGCGCATGCTGGAAATCATTGGGCCGGATACCATTCTGTCCACGACTTCCGGTGACTATTACGTGGTCGCCTATCACAGTGAAGGCAGCACCGAAATTAATGCGGATATTAAAGTCGTAAGTCCGTATGCGTATTTCAGCGGCAATACTCTGCACGGGCGCAATCTGCTGGGCGATCAAACCGTGGGCATTACCGTTTCGATTAAAATCGGCGGGATTAAATACAGCGCATCGAAATTGGTGAAGCTGAAATACGTTGATCCAAACGTTTATTTGGTCGGCCTGAATATCAGCGGTGAAGATCGTTTGAAGGAAGGCAGCGCACACCAGTTTTATTCCACTGCTTTCTTTTCCGATGGCAGCAGCACCGATGTTTTGTCGTTGTGGGATGCCACTTCGCCAGCCGTAGTGATCGACAATGGTTTGGCTTCGACCACATTGGTTAACGGCGAAACAGCAGTGCAATTAAGTGCGCAATATGGTTTCCGAAATCAGGTAATCACCGCTGTGCATGATGTGGTTGTTTATCCGGCATTCCTTACGCTGGCATCATTGACAATCATGGGGCCGACACAAGTTGAAGAACTGGTAAAAGCCACATATTCCTGTCTCGCTGTAATGTCCGATGGCTCTTCCACAATCGTGACGCCTAAATGGTTCACGACTGAATTCAGCATTTCTGAAAACGGTGTGTTGGATACCGGCATTGTGAAAGATATGCTGGACGTGGAAATTCGTGCGACCTATAACGGCATTACGCAAAAGCTGAATATTACCGTTGCGCGTCCGGCTGTTGCATTGCAATCGCTGTTGGTACAGGGCCAAGGCAGTATCCGCGAAGGTTCCATTAATTCGTACATGGCCTATGCGCAATATTCAAACGGAAATGTTCTGCCAATTAAACCTGAATGGAGTCTCGCGCAGGAATACGACTGGGCGACATTCGTTGATGGGGAATTGTTGGTTGAATCGCCACAAGAAAGCACCGTTGCAGTTAAAGCGACCTACGCATTAAACGGCGCCACTTATGTGCAGACAAAAACCGTTGTTTGTATTTCCGCTTCGAATAACATCACTGGCCTGCTGATTACCGGGGCCAATGAAGTCGATGCTTTGGAACGGATTATTTTGACTGCAACCGCGACCTATGAAGACGGTAGTTTCCAAACCGTGCATCCGCAGTGGGAAGTTTATACAGAAGACAGTAATGCGACTTTTGTTGCTGCTGACATTGCAGGTTATGGCGTTGTTACCGGGCGAAATGTTGACGAAGACATGCGGGTAATTGTGCGCGCTACCTACTTTCAGGAAACCGCCGAATATCCAATCACTGTGCGTTACGTTGCGCAGAAAGGCCCGGACGTTCCCGTTAGTTCGCGCATCATTGGTAATCCGGTTATTTATTCCACGCAAGTTGCATCCTTTGCCCAAGCAATTCTTTTCAAACAATGCACGTCTGAATTGCTGGTGTCTTCTGATTGGACTGTCGATAACCCGAATATTGTTGTCGATGAAAACGGCTTTGTTACCTGCAAACTGAATGCCGATATGACATTCACAATCTCGGCCACGTGGTCGTGCGGCGGTTACACGGTTGTTGATTCATTAGTGGTTACGGTTATTCCTGTTGATGCGCTTTATATCGGCCTTGGAATTACCGGTAATGACGTAATTTCCATCGGCGTTAAAGAAGCATACGCAGCGGAAGCCTACACCGATGAAACTGGAATCATTGTTGGTAAAGGCGTCCCGGTAAACGCTGAATGGACTGTGCTTTCTGATAGTCTGAATATTCAGGTATTTCCATCTGGGCAATTGCGTTTAACCGGCGCCGTGGTTAATCAAACAATCACCCTTGCTGCGCGATACGCTTTCGAAAACACCGCAGTAGAAGGCACGACAACAATTCGTGTACTTGGCAGCGGCCCGATTTACTGCACCGGCAATGCACTCGACGTAAACATTTCCACGCTGTTTTCCAAAGGCATTATGATTATTGAGGAAGCATTCCGCGATGATTTTACCGGATATGGATTCATGCTTGTGCCTACTGTGTTTGGTACTGTGCATTTCTTCGATGTAGAAACCGGCGTTGAAGGTGGATGGGTTGGCGTTGATGGTTCTCCGACTCCAACAATTCACAAAGAAATGCAAGGCGGTATCGAAGTAAGCTGGTACGTCTACCGAACTATCGGCCATGATATGGGGCAAAAATCCTACAGGATTACTTATTCATGATTGCAATCACACCAAATCTACGGTTCGTAAAACCGCTGACTAAATATACGGAAAAACGCATTCGTATGTTCGGGCGCCAGCGGTTCGCGGACACGTATACAAAAAGCGGATCGAATCAAAAGGTTATTGTTCTGCCGTGGATTCCCGACAGCGCAGATAACCTAGAGATTTATCTGGATAGCGTGCGGCTGATCGACAATTATTCGGTCAGTGGTGCAACCGTTACATTGAACACCGCAATGAATGGGCGACTGGAATTCATTTCCGATAAAGTCTTCCCTGATATGGCCGAGAAATGGTTGGAATTGCCGATTAATAATCTGCTGCATTCCGACGATACGGCAAACACTGCATACGGTACGGATCGACGCGAAGGCCCGCAAGTTGCCACGCACGCCAAACCGCTTTGCATTACTCAAGGGGCGATTGGTTTCTGTCGTCCCGGCCCTGACAATGACACGCTGCTTTATTGTTCGTATTACGGAATGTTCGGGCGCGATTCTGTGACGTTTGCAATTAAAACGGACATGGGACAACTCAGCGATTATCGTTGCATTGACATTCGTGTTCGTGACCCGAATTACATTCCCGAGATTCGTTTGTGTGCAGTGTCTGCTGTAGCCAAACCGATTAAAGCGAATAACGCGGTTGTCGATATCGTTCCGAATGGCAATTACCAGATTTACGGGGCGATTAGTACCGGCCAAGGAATCCAATTACCGAACAAACTCACTGACGATGAATTGACTGAATATCATTTCATTGTGCAGGGTAAAGATGAAAACGGTGATTGGTTTGAATTGACCGAATACTTTGACCCGGATGAATACACGCTAACGGTGCCGACGAATAACGAGGATTTCGCAATCAGTTATGTGGGTACATCGGAACTGTTTGGATTCGATAATGCGGTTCGCATTTCGCTGACTGCCAAAAAGAATACACAAACACCGTTGACCATTAAACTGCGTGCGAATAATCGCGATTTGTTTACCTGCAATATATTCAGTTCGGGCGTGCATGATACCCAAGACCTTGTGCGTTCGGTTGTGCCGGGTTACACAATGGTATTGAATCGCAATCCTGACGGTCTGACATTCCCACCTGATCCAGATAACAATCCAGAAATTGATGATGATTTCAGCCTCTGGCAATTGCGGGGTGAATGGATTTCCGGTTCGGGCGTAGAACTTACGACTGAATACACGACGCCGTATTTCGAAACCCGAAATGTCCAAGCGGTAATCAACGCAGCGGTTTCCGTTCCGTTTGCTTTGTATGATCCAATAACGCAACTCTTTCAGGAAACTGAATGGGATGTTTCGATCAATATTAATGGCAGCTTTAAAACCGTTGAAGGCGGCGAAAGCGTAGTGACAGTTGATCCTGATTCGGAAATTCAATTGACTGCACCGGGCTTCTTCTGGTCGTCGCCTAGCGAATATTCTCCGATGTATAAAGGTGATGGAACTATGTTCTATTATCGTAATCATTGGCGTATTTTGTAATTTAACGGTAATGACAACGGCATCTGCAAAGGTGCCGCTTTACTATTTGAGAGGGAATCATGCGCGAAATCGTCAATCCATTCAATGTGAAAGAAAAAGCAAAGCCGGAATTGGCGACCGCATCCGCTGAAAAGTCGGAACAGGAAATTGCTACGGCTTCGGCTCTTTCAAACGTCAATCCTTCCATGTGTCCGAAATGCGGTGGCAAGATGGGTACTGCATTTCTCTACAATCGCAAGCCGGTTTATTACTGCGATGTAGATCGTGTGACGCACCCGCAGGCATAAGGGAAATAAAAAATGGTTGATAAACTGGTATTACTCGACGCCGGGGAATCTGCACTCAATAATGCGAGTGCTGGCGGTATCCTGATTAATCCGGCATCTTTTAAAATGGGCGACTCGGCACTGTATGCTTCCAGCACGCAGCACACCGATATCGTGGGCAATTTTGTTTGCGGCGGCGAATTTCATCACGTAGAAACTTTGAGCGCTCGTGTTGCTCGGTTTGTGCTGACGATTGATACCCGTTTGCTAACCGTTCCAACAGTTGCGAAAGAAGTAGTTGTTTTCTTCGAAGGTGGCGTGGCTTTTGGTCGTGCTGTATTCGCAGAACCGTTTATTTTGAACCCGGATGAACCTACCCGTTTGAGCGTTGTTCTCGCGACCTCGCGTGCGGATTTGTCCACGATTAATGTGACCGTCGGGGAATACGATACAATTCCTTCGACTGCATTTCTGTACCGTTTGCCGAATCCGGCTAACTCGGAATTCAATGCTGTTTCTGTTCTGAATGGCAAACGAAATCCAGATGGCACAAATAGCCCTGTACTCGCCATGCGATACGGGGCTGGTTCGTTTTCATGGGGCTTCAGCGACCACATGCGCGTCTTTTCTGGCGTACCTGTGTCGGCTACAAGCACCTCTTTTAAAATCAGTTCTTCTGTTGTTTTTGCAGCGGACGAACAGGTAATTGTTCACGTAATTGCTGGCAGCGGCGAAGGTAAAACCCGGCGTTATCGCTGGAACGCTGGCGCTCAGGAATTCCGCGATGTTGATTCGCAAGCAATTCCAAATCTGGCAGCTTGCACAATTGCTATTTGGAAAATGCAAACCGGTGCAAGCGGCGGTAATGGATCGAACGGTATTCCCGGCACCGATGGCATTCCCGGCGATTGGGTTTTAACTCCCGGTAATGATGGCACTGGTGTTTGGCAACCGCCGAAACCTGCAAGCCGGATTATTTCCACTTTGTATACGTCGCCGTCGAAGCTGGATATCAACGCGATTAACTACATGGGAACCGGCGACGAAGCACGTTATTCGACTGGTGAATTAGTCGCTGAAAACGCGAACTATATTTACCCGGCTCTCGGTCTGGCAACTCAGCACCGTTCGGCTTTCCAGTTGAATGCTTCGGAAATTGAATTCGCTGAAAACATTCCGTCGAGTGTTGGTATTGACCTACGGGTTTTCACGAAGTCGCCTAGCACCGGTACACGCGTTAAAGTAATCACGCTGGAATTTGATGCGGACGGCGAAACGGTTGAATACGATTTGGGTACGGATGTTGAAAGCGCATCGCATGTATTTGCGTTTGTTTCTTCTACCCTGCAACCGATCACAACCTACAGCATCGACGTAGTGACGAAAAAGCTGCGATTTATTGGCCCGGTTGAAGCTGGTCTGCCGATTGAATTGCGCCTGATTACTTACGTTTCGGAAACCGCATACAGCACGCGCATTGTTACCAAAACTTATACCACTAGCGGCGACACTTTCTTCCTGAAATTGCCGGTCGCGCCTCAAGCAATTGAGCAGGTATTTGTTTCGCAGTCTGGTGCGCACGTTCACCAGAAAAACTATTCGATGATCGAAGACGCTTTGGTATTCACTTCCTCGCTGGAAGAGGAAATCGAAGTCGAAGTAATGATCTTTGAAAACGTACAATCGCAAGGTAGTGAACAAACCGGATTAAATGGTTTGGTTGTTGACGGTTATGTCACTCACAAAAACCTTGTGCTGCTGCGTCACGGTGCAAACCCGGTTGAATTGCCAATCCCTGCCCCGCGCATTTCCGTAGGTACTGGTTTGTCGATTGATACCAGTTCGGGTATTGCTGCAATTTCGATTGACGAAGACGCTTTCCCGTTGCAGAAAACATTCCAGAAATGGAGTATTGACCAGACACAACCGAAAAGCTCAAACATGCTGATTACTCAGCGCGTGGATTTGACGAAGCCTGCATTCTATCTGGTGACAGTGGATTTCAGCGCCAAACTCGGCCCCGGTTACGTGAGCTTGGAAGGTCAGGAAAATATCGAATATGTTGTTGGTATTCGAAGCAGCCAATCTACCGAACCGGATTTCGGTCGGGCAATTCGCGGCACTGGTACAGCGGGCGTTATTTCCAATCCTCAAGCAATTGGCGGCATGGCTTACGCAAACGCCAGCATGACGCAAACGTTTGAACTTGATCCGGCGAACCACGTATCCGGGTATGTGGAATTGGTTGCAAAAATGCGTGTGAACAATGCCAACACTTCGCAGTTTGAAGTGACACTGAATATCAACTTTAACGCAGTTGAAATTCCAAAATGAGTTTTTGGTATGTGGATGGTGTGGGACTGCGTGAGGGTGAGCGATGCGACAATGCTTATCCAATTACCGCCACACAATATTCCTACTGGAAAGAGCATTGCGAGTTGTTGAATATCAAGGTGGTAGACGGAAACGTTATTGCCACCATTGATATCGTGGCTTATCGGCGTATGGCGCTTTCACGAATTGAAAACGTGAATTATATCGTTGTCGAAAACAAGAAATACTTCGACGACGAACTGCCTTACATTAGCCCGAATTACTTTCTGCGATCCGGTGGCACGTGTACGCTCACACAAGAACGTATGATTAAACTGGTCACAGAAAGAAATCGACAATTCACGCTCCGAAGAAGTGGAATCCAAACTGCAAAAACACCCGAAGAGATTGATGGGTATCTGATATGTCCAACGACCTGACGATTGCGGTGCTAGACAACAAATCAGTATCGGTGCCAATTGGCGTAACCGTACTGACGAACAGAAAAAGAAATAACTCGTTAAAAGTGCAAAATGTAATGACCGGTGTGGCTGTCGAAGCACCCGGCATTGGCCTGATTGAAGCGCCCGGTTACGATGGTGAACAGGCGTACCGAAACAACAGCGACGAAGTTTATTTCGATACTCCAATTGATCGAAAATCGTTGCAGATTGCCGAAGTGAGTTTTGACGATAAAAAAGGCATTCTCACATTCATTCGTAAAAACGGGCAAATGGTTTCCAGCACTTCTTTTCTGCGCCAAATTGATTTTGGTGTCGGCCCTCCCGGCCCGCGTGGCGATCCCGGTAAACATGGGAGAACTGGTGAAGCCGGAAAAGATGGAAAAGATGGGGAAACAGGTTGTGCAGGCCCGAACGGAAATGATGGGCGAAATGGCCCGGTAGGCGATCAAGGTTTAGAAGGTGACGTAGGCGCAGACGGATACGTTGGCCCATTAGGCCCGACTGGCCCGCGTGGCGACCGTGGCCCTACAGGCGTTCCCGGTTTCGAAGGTAAGCGCGGATTGTGTGGTTTTTCTTGCCCCACAACTTCACGCGGCCCATGCGGCCCTGTCGGAAACACAATGAATAAAAACGTTGCGACCGGTGATTATCCAACCAACCTTGATTTGATTTGGGCGGGCGCAGAAGATTGTGTATGTCCTATTTATCCGAACGCATTTACGAACACTCCGGTTCCGAATCCGGTCACGTACAGCTAAGGTGATTTATGAAAGATTGCAGTACGTTACCGATTATTGCGGGGCCAAATGTCGAACCATCGAAAATCGTTGCGCAGTGTGGCAAGTGGATTACGCTGTGCGGTAAAGGTCGGCATAAAATTTCGTATTTCCTCGGTACGATTCAAGGCCCGGTGACAATCTGGTTTATGCGGGAAAGTCTTGAGGACGAAATCTACATCCACCAATTCGACGAAGTAATTGCAGCCGCTCCGTTGAAAGTAAAAAGCGGTTCGTTTTCTTTTGATTTCGCACCGTATGATCTTAAACCGGGAAATGACGAAATTGTTCTTTATCACGAAGGCAATACCGTTGGCTCCCGCGTGCATATTCGTTTGGACTGTATCGAAGACCCGTGCTTACCTGCAACTGTTGTGCAGCCGGGGCTTACCGAAACGTCGATTCTTTGCGGCAAGTATTGGCACCAATCCGGCTACGTGAAAAAGAACACAATTGTGCTAGGTGATAAACCCGGCACCGTTACCTGTCAATGGAGTGTGGTCGGCACTGCGCAGGTTATTTTTTATCAGGATAAAACCGTACTGCAAACGATCACTTCTGATCGCGAAGGTGTGTTTACTTTTGAGTACGATCCTGAGTTGGGCGAAGTCTACGCAAAGACACAGGGAACCGGCGCAGTGGATTACATTTTCACTTGCCCGTATAAAGATATCCCGGTTGAAATTCCAACGTATGAATTCGTGTGCGGTGCGACAACCGATTACACGTTTAATGCTCCACAATTAACCGAATTGAAATTGCCGGTAGTGATTGGCACCATCGACATTACCTGCACAATTGTGGCGACTGCAAACATTGTGTTCATGCAAAACCAAGTGCCGTTTTATGTTTTGAGCGGTCACGATGGCACAGTGAATTTCTCCTACGATTACAACCCGGATAAAGGCAAAGTAACCATCGACGCGACTGGCTATGGTCAAGTTTCGTTGCGTGCAAAATGCCCATATGTTGCACCCGATCCAATCCCGATTGATATCGACGCGGAATGTGGTTTGACCGTAGAGACTTACGCCGGTTACAGCAATATCACAATGGACATGAACGGAATTAGCGGGGATACAATTCTCGACTTTATTCTGACTGGCACCACGATCAAAATCATTCATGGACAGGAAGAAATCATTACGGATTCCGGTTCGTACACGATGGTCTATGACAAAACCGTTCCCCTGATTATTCAGGCACGCGGTAATGATTTCCAAATGCGGGTTTCGTGTCCAATTCGTAAACCAGTTACAGGCACAATTGATTGCGGCGTAATTCGCAGCTTTGATTCACTGTCGAATATCACTGTGCGTTACGGATCGACTGCCGGGAATAGCACCATCACAACTTCGCAAGACGTGAGCGTTTATCGCGACAACGTTTTGATGGGTTTTGGTCGGAATGTCACATTCTTTTATCCGGGCACTGGCGTTGTTTTGGTTAAGTGCGATGTGCTGGATGAATACCTGACAATTGACGCAACATGCCCAGCGGCAAAATCAATTGCGTGCGGCAATACACTGCAAAACTTTAATGCGGGCGATATCGTCACTGTGAACTTCGCAACCCCGTTAATTCGTGGGCATGTGAATGTGCATATCGAAATCACAGGCAACGTGAATGCGGTTTTCCGTCTAGGTAATACCGACGTGCATACGTCAACAATTACCGAAACGTTTAACCAAATCATGAACACTTCCGCAGGGCTGAAAATCGTTACGACAGGAAGCGGCCAGTTTAGAGTTTACGTGGAATGTGCGGTGCCGATTTACATTGTCAGCGTTGTTCCAATGACGCAGAAAGTGAATTGCGCGCCCGGTGAAACAGCAAATGGAATTCCCGGTGGAAATACTTTCGTGACTGCATCGTGGACAATTACCACGTGGTCGGATGGCAACGTAGTTACTTCCACAAAAACATACGATGGAGTGTGCAAATTGCCGACTGACGCACCTATTCAGCCTGCCCGTTGGGGCGTTGCAATGTTTGCAAACCGTTTGTTTACAGGCGGGCCAATTGCATCGGAAATAACCAGTGAAGAAGCAATGTATGGCGTGCAAGCAAATACGTCGCCAAGCGGGCGCCCATATACACATTGGGCAAACGTGCAGGACTTCTGCGACAAAGTAATGACGCACACATTTACGCCGACCAGCATTGATGATTCGGGGCAATTCGAACCGACAATTGCAGTGGATGATTTCGTTTATTTGATGTGGGATAAACGCGCTGGCGCTGAAACATATATCGTCAATATGGGTAACAGCTTCAACGTTACTTTCGACGGTGCTTTGTGGCGAAATGATTTGCTCGGAAACTATGAAGGTCTGCCGGGTTATGACGCAAACTTGCCTATTTATCTGACTGTGCAGTATGACAACGGCACCGGTCTGCGTGACTGGGTTATCGTGCGGCAAGAAACCACAACGCTTGCTGAAGTCAGTCCGCGTAAAGATAAATACTCTGTTAAATATTTGGTATGAGGTGATGTATGCCAGTCACTAAACTACCGTCGTTTATGATTCGTGCTTTGGGTGAAAAAGATTCGAGCGTTTTGGAAGTTAAAAACGAACGTCTCTCGGCCACCGCGCCAACAGATACCGAAGTGTCTGAAGTTTCGTCGATGCTTTATGACCAAACTCAGGGCGTATTAACAATTCGGTTTTTTAATGGCAACGAAATTCGTGCGACGGGATTTCCAACCGCTGCAAAAATTCCAGCAGGCCCAACAGGCCCACAAGGTTTGGCGGGAATAGATGGAAAAAACGGAACTGATGGCGCCGCTGGTGCAATGGGTTCTGCCGGTTGTGCAGGGCCACAAGGCGCAATTGGTCAAACAGGGCCAAAAGGTGAAACCGGTCGTACTGGTGTGCAAGGCCCAATAGGCCCAACCGGGCCACAGGGGCCAGTCGGATTACAAGGCCCAATCGGGCCAACGGGGCCACAGGGGCCAGAAGGCCCACAAGGGCCACGCGGCGATCAAGGCCCACAAGGAAAACCGGGGCCAAAAGGGCCAGAAGGTTACATGAATATTATTGTTTCCACGACCGAACCAAAAGAAGCAGATAGAGTTGACGGTTTGTTGTGGGTAAATCCTGCTGCCGATTATTCGTGCGCGTAATTAAAGGAGAATTGAAATGGCTGGTGGTGAATTAACACGCTTGCCGGTAACGATGCTTCGCGCACGTGGCAAAACCGGTGCATCATTAAAAAACACGGGAACATCTGTTCAAGTTTCTGAAACGAACGATCAAGCATCGCCGTTTTTGAACGCCGGACATTTGGATCAATTGACTGGTATTCTTCAGCTTTCAAATAGTGACGGAACTTACATTAGTATTGACGGGTTTTTTACCGCGAATTCTATTGTGCAAGGTCAAGCGGGGCCACGTGGATTAAATGGGCAAGATGGTCGCGATGGTTCTGATGGTCGCGATGGTGAACAAGGCCCGACAGGTTGCCAAGGCCCAGCGGGGCCGCGTGGTGATACAGGGCCAGAAGGCCCACGGGGGCCACAAGGTATTCAAGGCCCAGCAGGCCCAACCGGTGCGCCGGGGCCACGAGGCGATGACGGTTTTGTACAAATCTTTATCCAATCGGAAGACCCAAGCGCAATGGAAGGTTCTGTAGTTAAACCCGGTGCAATGTGGGTTAAACCATAAACGCAAAAAGAACACGATAAAAGGGGACTTAATTGTTCCCTTTTTTCGTTTTAGCGTAATTTAAACGTATCGGTAAACATTAGGTCTGGAGCGACTATGAGCGATCTGGTTATTCAATCACCGGGCGGGGCGTGGTTGAACATTTGCGGAAGTGAATGGAAAGTATTACAGGACGATGGCAAATGGTACGCAATTGATCCGTTAAACGATTTGCGCGTGCGTCATGGTTCGAATGATTATTGGATGGTTATTGACTGCGACACAGGCGCAGCATATTGCCCACCAGAAGACATTGCAGAATGTTGGTCTGGACGCACAGGGAATTTTGATTCCTCCGAATTTAAAGCCGGTGGCCCAACAGGTTATTTGGTTTGCGATTGCGATGGAAACAATTGCAAAACATATACAGGTCACGGCCCGAACTACAACATTGAAGCAGGCCGCTTTGCAATCACTGCTCCGAAAATGGATAACAGTGTTGCCTATCCTTTGCCTGCAACTATTTTCGGACACGAAGCCGAAATAACCGAAACATTGCTTTTTGTTGGTGATCGTTCTGGTCACGTTTCTGTTTCTCTTCTGGAACTCGACACGCAGGTTCGTGTGCGTATTTACCACGGCTGCGAATTGCTCGGTGATTCGGACGAAAGCGGTACGGAATTCAACGTGTTCTTTAACGCTGAACCTCCTGAAATGACCGAACTGGATTGCGGCGTACAAAAACCAGTTAATAACTTTCTGACAATGCGCGTTGATGCTCCTACAGGTTCGCGCTGGCGTGTAAAGGTTGGCGCTGCAAACGTAACGCAAACAACCAATTACACAAAACCTGCTCCGTGCTTCGGTACATTCGGCCCGCATTTGCCGTGCTTTATTGACGACGAACAACGGGTAATTCCGGGCGAAGCAGTTTATGAAGTTTTGCACACGCTGCCCGAACCGGGACGCGTCGATCTTGACCTAACCGTTAATGGCGCAGAGCCTGTAACCTTTTCCGTCTTTTACAATGGCGGATTAATCGCGACGACAACCACTACAAACAGTGGCGGAAATCAACGCGTAGCAACCACGCTTTCGTTTAACTTCACCCCAGTTGGTGGCGACGATTTCATTGTGGTTCGTTATTCGGCACCGCGTCAATTCAACAGTTGGTTTTATTCGATTTATTGCCCGAACAGAAAAGGTTCGCGCATTAATCCAATGTTCTGTACGCCGGTTCCTGATCCGGTTCCGTATGACGTGCTTTGTTTGCCACTGAATACCAGCCTCGATCCGATTTATGCAATCGTCGGGAAAGGCGCACCGGTCAACGATATGTATTACGATTATTCGGGCAAACCGCTCGGGGATATCGTGGTCGAATTCTTCGCAACGGATGCAATTCAATTCCTGTTTTATCAAGGGAATTATCCGAACGAAACTCTGTTGAGTGGCACCAGTTCTTTAGTCGGTGGTCACAATCGTTTTTACTTCCGATTTAATCCTGCACTCGGCACAACAATTCACGTGCGCACCGTTGGCCCGTGCTGCCCTGATTGGGCTTACACAATGTCTTGCCCGGTTCCGCCGCCGATTCTCGATATTTACGACGGCGAAGTAACGCGTCTGCGAAAAGGCCAAGTGAATTATCTGTGTTTCAATGTCGAACTGAGAAACAAAACGCCAAAACGCGTAACGTTTAACTGGACGACTGCACCGATTACCGCGCTGGTTTCTACAGACGGCACGTGTACGATTACCGAAAACGTTCCAGATTCTCCATATTGCAATATCACGGCAACCGGTGGTGTGCAAACTGCTGGGTATTCCAACGATACGAATATCGGCTACCCACAAGCGCAGCGAATTAGTTCGACATTGCACAGTCCGAACTGCGCGCAAGGTGGTCAGTATTACGTTATGGAAACTGAAATTCAGCTTCCTTACGACGGCACGTATATTTTTGTAGGCACAGCGGATGACACGTTGGTGGCTTACGTTGACTGCGTGAAAGTATTCGAGAAATATTCGGATTGGGGCATTCCACAAAGCGGAAACTTTAATGCAAGAGCCGGATGGCAAACACTCAGCCTCGTTTACCAGAACGTTCCAAACTGCACACCGGGTTGGGCGAAGTTTGTTATTCTGAATAATTCGGGCGTTGTTATTCACGCATCGAATGCTGCCGCGTATGTGTGGCGTTCTAAAGCCGGTGCAATTTCCATTGATCCGCCACCTGTGCCGCTGGTTTACGGCGCCGATTACAATCAGGTTAGCGGTTCGGGTGTAATTGAAGCGTGTAATAAATCTACGCAAATTTGTGTTCCGATTTGCGGTACAGATTTGATGGGGCCAGACGTTACTTTCTCCGTGCAACTTTCCGAAATTGTTAACGCGGAAATCGGTGACTTGTATGCGATTGGCACAATTAAAAACTCCAACCATTACGTGTGCGATCAGAACACTAACGTTGCCGTTTACGATGCAGGTCTTGACCCGTATGTGAACCGTGACGCGCACCGCATGTACGTGAATAAATATTCAGGAAATAGCGGTGCATCTTATGTTATGGATGCGACGATTAATATTCCGGCATCTGGTTTGTACACGTTCTATTTCTTCGGGACGGACGCCGCAAACCTGTACATGGATTGCAACCTGATTGCACAAAGCGGAAATGCTGCTGTTAAAGTTCGTGCGCCGATGAATGCTGGCCCACGGAAATTTTACATCAATTACTGGACTGCCCAAACTGCCGGTAAGCGCGTGGGTTGTGCCGCACTGGCAATTGTCGATTCGTTAAATCGCGTTGTTTACGCAAGCCGTGCAGAACATTGGCGCGGTCGAATTGTTTCTGCGGGTTCACCTCCATTCTGCGATCAATTTCCGAAGACGTGTAACATTGCTGCACAGGCGGGCGTAGGTAACTATCCTCCGCATAACGATGGGCGCGTGGGTTACGGTTCGATTTCCATGTATTCGTCGTTGCACGCACCAGCATGCGCGCCGGGAAATACGTTCTTCACACTTGAACGCAAACTGACTTTCCCTGTTTCTGGAACGTACACATTCCGAGGAATTGCGGACGACACGTTGGATATTTACATCGACTGTAATCACGTTTTTTCCAGTATCTTGCAACAAGGCCCGGTAAACGGTGCAGTGAATGTGAGCGCAGGAGAACACACGGTAACTGTCGTTTATAAAAACGTGCCGAATTGTACGCCGGGTTATGTGCAGTTCGCATTCATTAAACCTGACGGAAATGTTTTCTACGCGTCGAATCCTGACGGGTGGATTTCTGCGGCTGGCAGTTTGAGTAATCAACCGGTTGCTCTGTACGAGACGTGGTACAACGGTCAATTGTGTTTGCACATTTCGCCTTCGATTGGCAGTGGCGGCCCCAACTACAATTGGTGGTCTGCTGAAATGGATTGGGGCGTGCCAAGCGACGGTGTGTATTACGTTGTAGGCGGCGCGGACGACCAGTTAGGTTTGTACATCGGGTGCGAAAGTAAACCAATTAATGGTACGCCTTTTTATCTCGATGGCGGCATGACTAAAATGCACATCCGCTGCTATAACCTTAAATCGAAAAACCCAAACTATTGCTATTTCAGTATTTACAACGCAACTACCGGCGCGTTGGTGTACCACTCTAACCGCGTTGACTGGCGAGCAAAATGGGCTGACCTCGACTTCTCAGGACTGGCATAAACTATGTCGCGAAAACTTTATGTTCGCGCCTCTTCCACTTCGCCCTTTATCGTGAATTTCGATAAGGGCGGGTGGACTGTTTATAAAAACGGACAGGCGATTAAAATGCTCCCATCCAACACGAAAATGTGGGATGCGGATAAAAAAGAATGGGTATTTGTTAAGTAGGTAATTCTTATGGCTGGCACGCTGACAAGACTTCCCGCTTCGATGCTCTCCACGCGCAATTCTACAACCGGCGATGTGTTGAAAAACACTGGCGATCAATTCGCACCGAGTTCGGATGATGTTGCACCGTCGAGTGGCGTAAAAGAAGCGCTTTTTGATAAAGAAACTGGCACGCTGACAATTACAAACGTGGATGACACGACGATTATTGTTAACGGTTTACCGACTGCAAATAATATCGGTGTTGGTGCGACTGGCCCAACTGGCCCGCAAGGAAATACCGGTACAAATGGTCGAAACGGAAAAGATGGTAGAAATGGTGTTCAAGGTTGTATCGGCCCAAAAGGTGACGTTGGCCCTGCTGGCCCTGCTGGTGGTTATGGTGGTATTGGCCCCCGTGGCCCGGTAGGCCCAACTGGCCCGCAAGGCTCACAAGGTTTGCCCGGTGAAAAAGGCGATATTGGCCCAACCGGCCCACAAGGAAATCCCGGCCCTTCTGGTGGTGTTGGTTCTGGTGGTGCAACTGGCCCGCAAGGCCCAATCGGATTAACTGGCGCAACTGGCCCGCAAGGTGAAAAAGGCGAAATTGGCCCGCAAGGAATTGTCGGCCCAACAGGCCCGCAAGGCGGTAGCGGTTCCGATGGTTTGCAAGGCCCGGCTGGCCCCGCTGGCCCAATGGGTGTAGGTGTTCCCGGCCCCGCTGGTGTTTCTTCACTTTTCGTAAATGATTCGTGGACAAATACTGACAACCGCGTCGGTCGTTATCACACGTTGGAAGCAGATGATAAATCTGTTGAAATTGTCGGTCGTTTTAAATCTTCGACTGCCGTACAAAACGTGACGATTACGCTGGAATATAACGGTGCTGCTGCGCGCCGTGTTGTGCCGATGATTAGTTTCAACACTTTCGGTTCTGCACTGATTGCCGGTGCGTCTTATACAATCACGGCAAACCCAACTGTAGACGGCGATACAACTTGCTCGTTTACGTTTGCAGCAAGTCAGCCTTTTGCATCGCTTGATTTTAACTTCTGCGTGAAATTGGCAACGACTTCGCCAACGCCTGACATGTCGATTTTCGATACGGCTCTGGATATTCCGCGTCCGGGTGCGGCTTACACTGCAACCCTGAATTTCCCTGTGCATTTGTCGATTGATTCCGAAGAAAACATTTTGGTCGATTGGGAAACTGTTTCGGATAACGCAATCGGTTCCGGTATTCCAGTTCCGACAACGCTGCCTCTTTTCCAAAGTTGGTATCGCACAGCAGGCCCGGATTATTTCACGCCTTCTGACGCAGTGCCACCGGGTAACGAAGCTGCCACGTTGGTATTCGATAACAGCCGAATTGAAGTCACGCTGAATAGTTCGAATTATATTCAGATGCTTTCGCCAATCGGCTTCCTGAAATACACATTGCAATGCCGTGTAGGTTCAGCAAACTCGGATGACGATCAAATCGGTTTGGTGGTTGCGTCCGTTCGTCAAGATGGGATTAACCATTCCATTTATGCCGTGCGAAATCAAGGCGGTGCTGGTGGTGTCGATGTTGCCACGCGTAAAAACTTCATGATTACTTACGTGCGAAATAACACAGTAGTCAAGAATTTGGGCGCGGTGGACATTGGCGCATCTGTAAATACATGGGGCGGTAAAACGTCCGTGATGAAAGTTGTGCGTGACGCAGATTCGATTCAATGTTTCGCATCTGATTTCAACTCGCCAACTTTGAACGCCACACCGTTAACCGTTAACTTGGCCTCCGATCCTGATTTGGCAGTCTTCCGTGACTCGTGCAAATTCGGTTTCTTCGCACAATCCCAAGCTGGTTCTTATTGGGAAAATATCACGTTTGATTTTGGCGTGGCTGATTACATTTCTGCATCGGGCACATTGGAAATTCCAGCGGGCACAACTGATATCACAATTCCGGTTGTGATTAAAGGAACTGACGTTGCGAATCCGCCAGCAAAGACTGTGAGCGTGCGTTTGTCGAATCCACGGAATGCCAAACTCGGCGCTGTTGCTGTCGGAGTCGGGACGTTCTGATAACCAAAGGAGGCTGCGTTTTTACGTGGCCTCTTTTTTGGAGTTTTTATGGCAACATACGTTAAGTTAAGCGGCACGGCGATGGCCTTGAATACCTATCCGTCAGAAGGTTCGATTGCGAACCTCACGGATGGTAACAAGACAACGCTTTGGCACAGCTACGACGCGAACGAAAGTGCAAACAATACCTTCATGGGTATGACGTTTTCGACCGGACAAATTCCTCGCAAAATTGAAATTGATTTTGCACGCTGGGGTTCCAAAATTGTAATCGGTTATGCGCCTGCAAAGCCGGGAGCATGGTCGGGTTTTACGGTTGTTCGTACCATTGACACAAACGCGCAGCCGCTCGATGATGCGGGTGTTGCGTGGGGTGGCGACCGTTTAGGTAAAAGAACAAACACAATTCTTTTAAACAATTCCGTGGCCGCGAAGTGCTGGGGTATTTGCAGCACTGACAATTTGTATGGCCCGCTTTCTGACACCAACGCCGGTAATAACACGCGACTAACTGTTTATGAAGTTGCGATGTATTCGGATAGTCAATTCACCGCGCCTTCGCAACCACTCGCATCGACTACGCCCCTTACCGGTACAGCTTTTTGCGATAAAAATACTTGGTGGTCTTCAAACAACCCCGGCTATGCACCGTCAAAAATGATCGACGGCGTGCTGGATGGTTTGCGCTGGATTGGTGCTGCACTCGATGTAACCGCATCGCTGCAAAACTTTGCGGGTATTAAATTCACCGGCCTTCAAGATATTGTTGATGTGCAGGTGCATATCGCATCGTGGGGTAAAAGTTTTAAAATTGGTACATGGGCAAACGGCACTGATCCTGCTGGCGCCTCGTTTACAAAAGCGCAAATTATTCCGCTGAAATCCTACGACTCGACCGTGCATACGGACGACGACGGTCTGGCAATCGGCATTGAAAAATGGTTGCGTTTTTCTGTACCAACGAATCAAATTCCCGGCGTTCTTTTTTATTGCGATGATAACAGCGCTAACCCGCTGTCGAACAACGCAGGGGCAGCCAACTCAAACGAAAGTCTTAACGAAATAAAGATTTTCGGTAAAGTTGTAACTGTTTCGGATGGCATTAACCCGAAGCCGCCT